CAGTAGGGGTCATCATATTTGCCATAGCCCTCAAAGCGCCAGTGAGTCCGCCGCTCCTAAAGCCAACTCCGACAGCCCCCATGGCCTCACCCAAGGCTTTAACAAGGTCGCTGCTCAGAAGCGTCTTAAGCCCACCAATGACAGGTGAAATCAGCCGCCAAGACAGATATGCCTGCAGAACCGCGTTAACAAGACCTGGATGGTCAGTCAAGAAAGTGGTTGCCGTAGTCAAGAACGGCAAAAGTGTTGAAGCCCACTGCTCGCCAGCATCGGCAATGGAAGAAATCAAACTAGGAATTTCTGAAAGGAAAGGCTTCCACTCCGCTAGCTGCGCCCGCGCTTCGCGGAAGAAACGCATAAGCCTATCTTGGCCTTCGCCTGAACGCATGAAATCGGCAAGTCGGCCGCTGGCTTCCTCAAGGAGTTCCAGCATCCCCTTTCCGCCCGAACCAGTAAAAGCTTCGCTCAAGGAGTTGAGGATAGAACCAACATTGATAAGCGAGTTCCCCAACGCGGAGAAGGCGTCGATGCCCTTCTCCATCCAATCCTGAAGGGAGCCATCAGCGTCGGCACGCTGAATGAAGGCATCAAACCGATTCATCAAATCGGCAAGACCGTTTGCCAAGCGCGGAAGGAAATCAGTACCCACAGCCGAAAGCCGCAACATGCCGTCGATGAAAGGGTCTATAGCCTTATCCAATTGACCCTGGGCGGCAGCAGTATTGCCGAAAATCCTTTCAAGGAAACCCTGGTTCGCCTCGGTCTGCAAAGAGGCCATGGCCGTCTTGAGGTTTCCGTTAATCTCACTAGCAATCCCAGAAAGACCAGCCTGCAACAAAGGCATATCGGCTTGCGCAAGCTGCGTAACAGCAGCGCCTAAGCCCTCAAACAGATTGTCCTGAACAGTGTTCCGTAAAGCCGTCCACTGCGAATCCATCCCCGTAACAGCCTCAACGAACTGCTGGGCATTCGGAGAAAGCGCCTTCAGCGAATCACTGAGCTTTGTATTCTTCGTGGAAGCATCATCAACAGCCTTAGACAAGCGCGAAGTGGCCTCAGTGACCGAATCCGCGCCAGCGACACCCTTGGCGTTAGCCTCGGCAACGTCCTGAATGGTGCGCGAATTCCGCAGCCGGGTATCAACCAGATCATTCTCGGCCCGCTGAACCGCAATGGCGTCCTTCTGCTGCTGCAACGCAGACTTCTCAAACGTGACAGCAGCCTCAGCGCGAGCTTCCTGAAGCCGAATTATCGCCTCGGCCTCATCCAGTGGAGCATCCCGCAACTGTAAATTCAAGTCCTCAAGTTCGCGCCTAGCGTCCTTGATGGAGCGGCCCAAGTCCCGGTAAGCGTTCTGGACATTGATAGCCGCATTACGGGCCTTCAAGCCCTCCTGGGCCGCGTTCTTCTGCGCATCCCCATACTCTTTAAACGCATCCTTGACGCCACGAACACCAGTCGTCACTGCGGCAATCGAAGAAGCAACACCCGCAAGAATGCCAGGAAGAAGCGTAGCCGAACGAATAAGCTCAACCATTGAATCATTTGCCGCAGCCAAACCCTGAGCCAACTGAGGCAACAAAGTCATCCCAGTAACCTTGACATTCAACATCAAGGCATTCTTGAACTGCCTAGAAAGATTCTCGTACTTCTGCCGAATCTCAGTCAAATAGCGGGTATCGACCTTGGCATTAATCTGAATGTCCTGGGACTCAATCCAGCCCTTTGCCGCCGCATAATCAGCCAACAGCTTCTTAGTATCGCCCTCAATCTTGATAGCGATAGCATCCTGGGCTTTTTCAATCGCATTAAGCTGCGCTTCCAGTTTCGCCTGGAAGTCCTTCAGCGACGGCACAATGAGGACTGCCGCCTGCGCGACCACATACTCAGACAAAGCAACCCACCTTATTCAATTAAGTCCTTCAAGGCGCGACGAGCAGCGTTAGCTCTACGGGCCTTATCAATAGCACTCTCCTGCGTGGCAAGAATCCGGCTTTTACGTTCTTTCGCAGCCGGATTAACCGGCCGGGGATAAAACTTCACGTCGGCACTCTGCGCCCTGGAAGCAATCAACTGGTCAGCAATATCAGTAAGACGATGAACAACATCTGTGAACCTCCACCACGGCGGCGGTTTCGGAGTGTCGTCAACCTTGATCTGACACAAAGCATCAATCACGTCAGGATCGCTCAACTGCACAGCCTGCGTGTACGAGCCAGTGATCTGAGAAACAGCTTGATAGAATCGGAGGAACTGGCCCCAATCACGCAAAGCCCAAATTCTATCCGCGCACTGACCGCAATCACAGGGAGACAGAAAAAACTCCAAGCCGTTAACGCTCAGGTACTCAGCCAAATCCCACTCGACAGCGGCCCACCACTTGTCGACAATCCCGGCGACGTTCTTTATTTTCCCGAATCTTTGTCACCAAAGAAATGCTTGTTGTAACGCTCCATGAACTTATTCCAAACCTCAATCGGAGCGGAACCAAACAGTTCCTCGGCAACCTCATAGTCGTCCCCGAACACGGCGCGAATCTGGCCGTCCACGCTCACAGCAGAAAGCAGTTGGTTGACCCGGCGAGCGGGAGGATAAGCCGCTTCCAGCTTCCCCGGCACCACAACAAGCGGCTCAGGCACCCGCACAGATGCCACCAGTTCCGCGAACAGGCTTTCACCGTTCTCATCCACAATCTCGCCGTCAACAACCTGAACTTTACGATTAGTAGCCATAACAGATTTCCCCAATTCTCAAAACAAATAACACAATAGAAACGGTTGAGGCGGGGAGGGAGCCACCTCCTAACCCCCTCCCCGCCAATCAACCAACAGGAACTAGCTGCCGGAAGTATCCGACGAGCCAGCGGTCGTGCCACCGGTAGTGGTGGTGGAACCACCAACCGACTTCTTTGCGGAAGCGTCAGCAGGAGCCTCCGCAGCCTTCGGCGCACCGCTCCCGAAACCAGCAAGATCGGCAATCGCAGCCCAGCCGGGGCCACAGAAGCCTTGAGCAACGCTGTAACCCAGGTCGTCGTCCTTGAACGCAGTCAGGGTCGGCTTGTACTCAAGCACGTTGTCATCGTTAAGCTGCTGGTTATCAACCTTGTCCAGCTTGACCTTCGGCATCAGCCAGTAAATCCAAACTTCGCCTTCCTCGCGGTCATCCTGACCAACCAGAATCGCACGGTAGTAACGGTTCTTGGGAGTGGTCGGAGCCGGAAGAACAACACCGCCGTTAGCCGACGGGGTAACGTCGGAGAAGTCAGCGGAGTGGATAAGCTCAAGAACGAGCTTCTTGTTCTCGAACATGACGAAATCGAAGCTGGTCTTTTTACGAGAAATGATGTTACGGATCGGGTCGGACTCGCCGTAAGCCTCAATGTCCTGCGAGGACATATCGACCGACAGGCTCAGACCGGCCTTCTTCTGGAAGTGACCCACCGACACATACTCGGCCGGAACGTCCAGATCGCCGCTAGCACCCTCAAGGGTTTCGGCCGGATCAGCCGAATACGGCGCAAGCAGCACCGTCAGGTTAAGCGGAGCGAGGGCCAGATCAGCCTGCGCGTCCTTCAGATCATCAAAAACAGTCAATTTACTAAACTTCCTTACTAAATTAGAGCTTCACTAAATCTCAGAAATGATTCGGTCATACCGTTTGCGGCTACGCAAACCAACCCTCAAATAAAACACCGCAGTCACAACGCGGGTATCAATCTGCTGTTCAGGGGTCAGCAACTCCGGCCCCGACACGTCATCGGAACACCACACAGACGCAATGAATCCGTCCTCCATTTCGACGCGGAAACCCTGCATCGGAAGAATGACCGCACGAACAAAGTCCAGCAGCCGCCAGGAATCGTCCCGCGAGGGAGTGACCGCAACGACCTGCACATGGCACACGTCGGAATTGCGGTCATAGTCAACCCTCACGCCGGGAAGCCTGAAGAACAACAACTGGGGCTGAGGGCTTGGATCATCAAGCCAATCGTCAGCAGTCCAGCAGCCGCACTCCACACCCGGCAACAGCTTTGAGAACAAATCAATCATCATCGACTCAACATCGACAAAGTTGTCCTCATACCAGTCAGGCAACTCAAGGCTCATGGGCTAGGACTCCCCCGCCACTGCTGCGCCGCACGACGCAACTCGTAGTAGCCGGGACGAGGGCCACGACCGCCATTCGGATTGCGCCTACGTGCCCTCTTGCTGTTCAGCGTGCCCTGTTCGTGATACACGCCGTAGTAGAACGGTTTACCCTTCCACTCCGACTGCACAGAGGAATCGTTGATCGAAGCCACCCCGATAACACGGTCATTGCTCTGGCCGCCGATACGAACCTTTGCCTCGGCCGAAGCCGCCAACCGGCCGGTTTTCTTGCCGACCCGCGCCTGATACAGCCGCACAACCTCCTGCGCCTTGCCGTACACCATGATCCCCAAAGACGGAGATTTCAAAATACGGGCATACGCAGGAGCGTTACGGTAGACCTCAACATCGGTCAGGAAACTATCAGCCATTCATCGACTCCAACTTGAACACAACCCAAACCTGCCCAAACACCGGAACCTCATGAGGCTGCTCCCAAACCGGATGCCCCACAACCGAATAGCGTTCACCATTCCCGCGCTCAATCCTGTCACGCGCCTTCAGATCAGCACCCTTTGCCACAAACACATGCGGCGCACCGGAAGCAGACTCGGCCCGATCAAAGTCACCCATCGACCGGGACAACCCACTGCCCCAATCAAAAGCAACCTCAACCTCACCAACAGGTTCCTTCGACACATTCCCTTTACGGTCAATGCCGCCACGGAAAACAGTGACCGACTCAAGGGCGATCATTAGGAATCCACGACTGCTCGTAGCCGGGATCATTCGGCCAAATGACCGGCATCGGCTGACCATCCACATAAAGATGACCAATGCGACCCCAGTTAGCCTTCTCGCCGCGAGAAAACCCGACAGTGAAAAGACCACTGTTCGCCTTCGGCCGATACCGCTTCAGGATCGCCAACTCAGCCAGCGTAAAGAAATCTTTCGGTGGCTTATCGTAGGTCTTACTGAACGGCCCCATCGACTCCTGGGTAACCCCATCAGGATTCACCAGAACACGCCGCGCCGCAGCCAGCACAACATACATAACGTCGGACGGCACTCCGACCGGAGCCTCAGGCCAAGACTGACCCGAAACGCTTCTTGCCCAGGCGGATACCGCATCAAGAATGATATCCGCCTGGTCAAGATCGGCACCGGAGAACGTCCGCTTCATCAACCTCTCAAGGTCAGGTACGGACGCTAACGGATTCATGAGGGTTAAGCGTCAGCCTTCGCAGGGGCGGCAGCCTTTTTCGGAGCGCCACCAGCAAGCTTCATCTTCACGCCGCGAACGAACGAGCCGTCCTTCTCGGTAATAACCTTGTAGCCGGTGAACACGTCACACAGCGACCGCAGACCAATCTCGGAGTAGCTCCAGTCGGCCAGCCAGCGCAGAGCCACGTTATCGGCACCATACGAAGCTGAAGCAACAATGCCCTCAGAAATCTTCGGCGCACGGTTGACATACACAAAAGCAGTCGGATGCCACTCGTAAGCAACATCGGGATCAATCGCGTTAGAGCGGAAAGCCTGCATCCCGGCGATCTGACCCAGGTAAGCACGACGCAGCGCATTGCTGTCACCGGACTGCTGGGCGTAACGGAACTGCGGGTCTTTCAGGATCGCGGCCTCAACCGCGCTGCCCACAACCAGAACACGGTTCTGATCCGGAACATTCGCATCGTTCAGCTTCTTACGGCCGTCAACGAAAGCCGGGAACGTGTCAGCCGGGTCAATGTCGATAACCTCGTCATACGGGGCCGCATCGACCAGCTTCTCCACAATCAAATCTTCCAGCTTGTAAGCAACAGCCGAAACCTGCGGGAAAAGCACCTGACGGGCGAAATCACGAATGTCCAGCGTGCGCTGCTCATCCGTCAGCTTGATCGCAGAGTACACATGCTCGGTGAGTTGCACCGGAATGTTGTGCTCAACCAGATCATCCGTAGTCAGGCTGCGATCAGTGTCGCGCAGAGTACGGGTGTGCGCCCCGGCAATCGCAGGCACGCGGATATTGATGGTGTCATTAGCGGAGCCGCCGAAATCACCAAGCCCGTCAGTCGTCACAAGAGCCTGAAGCACCCGCTGACGCTGAAGAATCTCAACCGCAGTCTCAACAACGAGACTCGGTTTGACAAAAACATGTCCAGCCAATTTAGCTAACCTTTACAAAAGGTCTACACATACCCATATGTGCAGACGAATTCAGTTTTGAAATTAAAAGTTGAGGAATCCACCCATTTTGTCAACAATGCTTTTCGCGTTCTCCTCAATCTCAGGCTCACTATTGGTGGCCTGAACACTCACCTTCGGTGCCTGCGTAAGAGGCGCATTCTGGCGTTCGCTGCGAGGCAAACCCTCAAGCATATCGTTGATATCAGAGATAATCTCGTCGTCAGTGTCTCCCTGCACCCGGCCCCAAAACTTTTCCGGCAAACCCATCTCGCGTGCCAAAGACTCCACAATACGAGTGCGCTCAAGTTTCTGATACCGGTCATTAGCCTCAGCCAAGCTCTGCTCAAGCTCAGTCAGACGCTTGTCCTTCTTCTCATCCACAGAAAGCTTCGCATCCTCGTACTCCTTGAGCCGTGATGCGAGTTCTTCAACCTGCTTCTGATATTTCTTCTCCGCGCTCCGCTGTGCGCGTTCCAGGCGGCCCTTCAGAACATTCTCAAGAGCCTCTTGCGATTCAATCGGACGAAACTCAGATGCTTCAGTTTCGGCAGCTTCTTTCTCGACCGCTCCGGAGTCGGCCGGACTTTCATCTACCGAAGCCTCTGCCACGACACCCAAGGACTCAGAAGCCTTACCGCTTCCCTCACCCACAGCCGCCAGAGCCTCATCAACAACCGCTGAATCAGTAATATCCACAACAACTTCCTTTAACCAGCCAATTCAAACGGCGCAGGCTGTCACGCGCCTTCCAGGGCCAAATCCCTGTAAACTTAACTTCGGGAAAATTAAGCTAAATCCTTCAACTGCCGGTCAAGCCACGCCACCTGAGGCGAACGCGCACCCAGCCTGTCGGCCACCAACTCCCGATTGCGGCGAACCGCCGCCAAATCAACCGGAGGATTCTCCGGATACGGCTCCGGACGCACATACCTGCGCCGGAACTCCTTCAAACCACCAGGCGAATCCGTCCACTGCTTCAGAAAGAACTTCGCCCGTTCGTCATACTTGTCATCACTGCTATAAACCGGCCGCAACTGGCATTTGCAATGATCGTGAACCTTCGCAGGCCCATCGCCCACAAACTTCCGGTTCGACGCATTAAAAGCACCCTTAGTCAGATACACCGCACCCTGCGAAGCCAACACCGCGCAGAAATAACACGGCCCCGTATCCGAATCCTCAGTGAACCGGGCATAACCAATCGCCTTACGCTCCCTGATGCGGCCCGAAGCATCAGCAGCCACAAGCTGCTCGACCTCGCCACGGCCGCCATTCAGCGCAAACTTCACACCCGCGCCAGTAGAGTTCAACTTGCCCCAAGCCATAAGCTCGTCCACAAGCCCCCCCAATGGATCGCCCACAGCAACACCCTCGGCGCGGCCCGAAAAGACCTCAGAATCGACGCTAGGGGCCGAAAACGCGGCACTGGTGGCCTTCTTCACCGCCGCAGGCCCAGTCGCACGCATCGCCAACTGAAAATCCCGCAACGGAAACTGCGTATCAATCTTCACCAACGGATCAGACAACGGCTCCGCAGCCCACTTAGCAGACTGCACATACTCAAACGCCGCCTGCTCAGAAACCCGAAACTGCTGCTCCGCTTGCAAAGTCACCGCATGAAGCCACGCAGGAGTAGTCTCATCAAGCTCACCAAACCGCAAAATCGGCCACAACAACGCCAACCCAGCCGCAGTCCTAGCCGCAATGCTCTGCTGCTCACCAACATGCTTCACCGCAAGATAAAAAGCCAAATCCTCAAGGGCTACAGGCTCATCCACAACAGGCTGAGACACCCAAACCCCCTACCTACTGCGTATCCGGCCCAACATCAACCGGAGCATCCGACACAGACGGGGTATCCGGATTCGGATTACCGTTCTGCGACTGCTGATTACCGTAAAAACGCAAGAACTCGGCCTCGGGCGACTGCTCCAACAAGTTCTCCCACCACATACGGGCCTCATCGTCAGTAACGCCAGGAATCTTCCGCCACGTCGCCCACTTCGGCACCCCAAGCATCTGGGCAGCCTTGCCCCACGCATCAACAACCTGCGACAAAGAACGAATCTCAGTGTCAGCCCACGTCACAGAAGCCTCAAAATCCTGCGCCGCCGACTCATCACCCTCAATATGGGCAGCAAGACGCAAAAGCTGATTATGCGAAGCCCCGAAATTGACCTTACGCTCAAACAACTTCTGCGT